AAAGGGGTTTTATCTTTAGATAATTTAGCTAACTCATTGATTACATTTTTAAATTCAGGATGGTTTTTATTTCTTATAGCTAAATTTCTCAGCAACCATCGCACATTATTATCATCAAATAAATCTCGCTTTGATTCGGGAATATCCATATCGTTGGGAAGTAAAACATCAGTCATTTTTAATTTCCTTTAATAACAAAATAGTTATATACCCCTATGTAGATCATGTCAAGCTCTTATTAATGTTTAGGATATGATATAACTGGTACGTCCTTAGACCAGCAAGCTCGACATGATCCACATTGGTTGCCTCTTGTACTTGCCTTGCACTCTTTACCCAGTGGATTACCCTTCTTAGTAAATACTCTTGATGTGCATTCAAAGTTAGGGATGGTATCCGTGTCCACCTCTGAAGCCGATACCCGAATGGTAAGGTTGTCTGGCTCCATGCCGTACTGCTTACGGTATTGTTTAACTATGCCACGTTCTTGCGTAGGTAGCCAGTGTTGAATTTCTGGTGTTAGTAAGGCCACGTCTACGATGTTGTGTAACATTTCCACCGATTGTAGGTCACCACTATCAAACCAACGATGATAGTTATCCACGTTGTAGCGTTTAATCTGAAACACCATAGACGTAACCCACAAGGACTTGTCTGACTGTTGCCATTTAACAAGGTTAGCCTTCCACCCCTTGTCTACACTAGGCCGTAGCTTTTGTAGCTTACGGGCATAGCAGTCATGACATGGCGTCCCTTCAATCTCTGCCAGTTTACTGCCTACGTTACAGGCAAAGGCGTCGATGGCGAAGGTAGTTCCCGGCATTTTGGTATTGCCCTTAGATACTCTGCCAAATTGTAGTGCTTCTTTTACTAGCATATTAATACCCCATTGGTTCTTGCCACTTTGTCGATAAGACATTATCGTAATCTTCTGCTACGTTGTCAATAATATAATTACCTGACTGTGTATGTATGATTAGGTGCTTGTTGTCACAGTATATGCAACCGCTAGTGTCACAGTTAACACACTCTACCTTAATTAAGCAAGACATTACATCGCCTCTATTTTGTCCATAATCTTAGTGACATCTTTCTCAGTCAACCACCCCTTTACGGTGTCGCCTTCAGCAGTGATGCCAGCTAACTCTACCATGTCATCGCCTTTGAATACCCCTATTTCATACAGCCCTTTAGAGCTACCATATGAACCAGAGTGTCGCACTACCGACAGGTCGTAGTCGCCAAATGTAACACGGGTAGAAACTCCATCAAGAAAATCATTAAACTTTAGGTCAGAGAACTTCATAATATTTTACTCCATCAAGGGTTATGTACTCATCGGGATCTAGTGTCCACTCTATATCAGGTTCTTTTTGTGAAAAAATTTCACAAAATTCACTGTCCCAAATATCTTTTGCAAATTGTCTGAGTTCTTCTTGTTTGTTGTACTCATCAATTCGTTGTTGATTGCTAACGGATACCATGTGGTCATGCACCATGCGTCCACGGTTACTGTCGTTATATGTTACAACGTCCGTGTATGTGTTCCGCATGTTGGGATAATGTCCACTATTATTAGTCTGCCAATGGTGGCGTTGTTTCTTTGCCATGTATACCTCATATATTTAAACGCTCCCTAGTACATCATACCACAACATACTAGGGAGCTATGGTTGCCTCTTAGTGTATGCATTCACTAAACGCAAGGCAATGTACCGCCTTAGTTTATTCTCTTCCCCTATTACTTGTGCGGTATCGTAATAGATGACCACGCCTTAGTGGAACCAAGCTCTTAACTGCTTACGTATGGGAAGGCAAGGAATCGAACCTCACGTTAGGTGGCTACACTCCACCCTGTTACAGTGTGTAAACCTCCAGCCACTAGTGCCTTCGTCGGCCTGTAACATTCACTCGCCTGACTTCCCATAGGTAAGCAGTTGAATAGATAATAATATAATCCTTTTACGTTGTCAAATTGTGAAAACTTTTCACAAATTCAAACACAATACCTTAACAGCTAAACAGTTTAAGACTACGCCAATAGCGGCAAGGCCACCCGCCACACCGTAGGCAGGCCACCCATAGCTTGCGAAGCTTAGACCGTAGGCCATGCCCGATAGGATCATAAACCACCCAACAATAACCAACACAAAGAAGCCTAAAAATATATATACATTTTCCATGATGTCACCCTAATATAGTTGCGCCTATTAAATAGATTAGAACTAAGCTTGTCGTGAATTGGTAAACTATCATATTGTACCTCTTTTATATATTAATGTAGTTCTATATATAAGAATACCGAATATATATTTAGAATTAATAACGTAGGGTATCCCGTATATATGCTTAACCCTCTTAATGTGGCTGTATATCATAGCTTACCTTTCTTTCTTTAACTTGGATATAATCATAATATAATGACTATACCTAAGTCAAACAAAGGTATAGGGGGGCTTTTACACCCCCCAACCCTCACCCTATGCCGCTACCTTCTCTTTCTTAATTAAGGTTTCTAGGGTTTTCTTGGTACTCTGAGCCGATAACTTAACCAATGCCTCAAAGTCCCATTGTTTAGCTTCGCAATACCTTCGTATAAGCACCAATTGCTGCACCATATCTTTCTCTGTCTCTACCACAGGTGCCTTTTTATTTTCAACCTTTTTGGTAGGTGCCTTTTTATCTTTCTTCTTAACCGCACCAACAACCCCAGAAATTGCCTTTCCGGTTTCCTTGGCTACCTTCTCACATTCTTCGGGGTTCTTTCCTACGAAGTTCGCATAGCTTACATGTTGCCTTCTACTTTCTTCCGAAAACCCTTCGAACAGTTCCACACCATACTTACCTTTTAAATAAGATTGGGCTTTATTGTTAAAAAACTTAACCTTGGCCTTGCCCATTGCCTCCGTCATTACGGTGTAAGCTAGGGTATAGAATGTAACCTCATCAGCTAGTACCTTCTGGCGGTCATTCATATAAGCGTTAACCTTTTGAACGTCATTCAATTGTTTAGTCATAATCATATCCTTGTTTTAACGTCGTCACCATTGACGACAGATAGGAGTATCGGTCCATTTTAATATAATGACAACCCCCTAAGGCCATTTTATTTAATTTATTTTATAAGTTATTGAAATAGTTATATAAAATTGTGAAAGTTTTTCACAAAATTAGAGGAATAGCTGAGTTATACCTACCACTCTATACATTTTCTGGACGATAAAAGAACGGCCTTAATCCACATTCCCAAAATATCCCCAAATTGAAAGAATAAGGTATCCATTGAAAAGGTGATCCCATGCCGCACAATATATAATGACTACCCCACCCAAAAAACCCGGAGGGTCATCCTATATATTATATTAGGACTCTCAAATATTTTCAAAAATACTCGGACTTGTCATCAACCCATCGGCTGATACTAGTACTTTACTAAAGTAGTACCTTAGTATAGTACTAGTACTTTACTAAAGTACTAATTATATTATATTATTATTATTTATTTCTAGTATTAGTATTTATAGTGTATAATAGTACTATGAATAGTTTACAAGAAACTCTACTTGATCCATATATTAACCTTCAAGGTTTGTTATCTCAAAAGGTTAACGAACAATCAAAGACAGATTTCCTAACTTTTGTTAGGATGATGGCTCCTATGCTTGTATCTGATTGGAGAATGGGTCGTCACATAGAAGTTATATCAAATAAGTTAAAAGATTTAGAGGAAGGAAAGATAAGAAGGTTAATGGTGTTCTTACCACCACGTTCTTCTAAGTCTGTTATCTGCTCTAAATTGTTTCCTGCTTGGTATATTGGTAGAAATCCTGAACATGAGATACTAACTGTCTCTCATAGTGATCAATTATCTAGTGATTTTGGTAGATCTGTAAGGGATGTTGTTAATACAGAAGAATTTCAAAAGATATTTAAAGGAGTATCTTTAAGAAGTGATGTTAGAGCCGCTGGTAAATGGAAAACAAACCAGAATGGTACATATTATGCTGCAGGTGTACGTTCACAGATAGCAGGTAGAGGAGCGCACATAGCAATACTTGATGATGTTATGTCTGAAGAGGATGCAATCAGTGCATCAGGACGTAAATACATTAAAGAATGGTACCCTGCTGGCTTACGTACACGTATTATGCCTAACGGAGCTATAGTAATAATTAATACACGGTATCATTATGATGATTTGTGTGGATGGTTATTGAAACAACAGGAGAATATGAGTGAATTTGAAACAATTCCTTGGGAAGTTATAAAAATCCCTGCATGGGTGGACGAAGATGCTGCAGAATTGCTAGATCTTCCTATAGGTTCCAGCTATTTTCCAGAATGGAAGACAGATGAGATACTAAGAACGGATGAGAATGAGATTAAAGCCAGTAATGGTAGCCGATACTGGAATGCTCTGTACATGCAAGACCCTACACCAGAAGAAGGGGGATTAATAAAGAAAAGGTGGCTAAAAGATTGGACAAATGAAGAACCACCTAGCTGTGATTTTGTAATACAAACATATGACACAGCTTTTTCTACAAGAACAACGGCAGATTATAGCGTAATACAAACATGGGGTATATTCTCCATGTATAATCAAGATAAAGGTGGAGTAGAAGATTTTGTTTCCCATCTTATCTTACTAGGAAACATTCGGGGCAGGTTTGAGTATCCCGAATTAAGGAAAATGGCACAGAAGTTATACAATCAGTATAGACCTGATGTATGTATGATAGAGAAGAAGGCCAGTGGTCAATCATTAATACAGGATATGAGAAGGGCAGGGCTTCCTGTCATGGAATATAATCCTGATAGAGATAAGGTATCCAGAGTGTACGCAGCTTCTCCTATTATAGAAGCAGGGAGATTATGGATACCTGTTAATAAGAAATGGTCCGATGAATTAATAGAGGAATTAATACGTTTCCCCAATGCTGCCCATGATGATCAGGTGGATGCTATGACAATGGCTATACACTATATGAAGGAATCATGGCACCTAATGCATCCTGACGATCCTGAATGGGAAGAGGAAACAAAAGAACAAAGAAGTACCTATTGGACATTTTAATTTGGGATTAACATAAATATGTGTTATAATTATATTATACGGAGGAACATCATGGAATGGTTAATTCAAACTCTGGGAGCTAAAACTTGTTGTATTCTATCAAGCGGTGTGGGTGGTGCAACAAATGTATTAACAAAAAAGAATTTTAACTGGACTGCTATTAAAGATGTTGGTCTAGCAATTATAGTAGGGTGGATAGCAGCGGAATGGTTTATACCACCTATAATGAAACATTGGGCTTTAGATATGACTTGGGGTCCAGCCATAGCATTCATGATTGGATACTGTGGAATTAGATTACTACCAAAGGCAGAAGAGATTATTGCAGCACGATTATCAAAGTGATTTAGAAAAGGTATTATTTATATTTTCATTGTCTGTTAAACATGAGAACTTTACTATAAAAGATATACAGCGATTGGTTATACCACCACTAAGGTTAAATCAATATAGAATATATGTAGATAAAGAAGTTCCACTCTGTTATGCAAGTTGGGCAATGTTACCAGAAGAAGCTGAAGAGGGTTATAAAAATAAAACAAGAAAGATTCAACCACACGATTGGAACAGTGGAGATAACCTTTGGTTGATAGATGTGATATGTCCT